ATCCGTTTAATCAGGTGAGTCCCCGCCCTAATCGTTCGGCCCCATCTCCCGTCACTGTCGAGCAGGTGTTTGCTCGCAGCGGTGGTGCTGGTGCTGTCCTGAATGTGGAAGAAATCCCCCAGGTTTATCAGGGTTCCCATCGATGCATTCGGAGCCGTTGCGACCAAGCGATCAACTGCGTCTTCGAGAATTTTCTCAGATTTGTCAACGTCCCAATCCTCTCCGGCTTCTTCGCCCCAGGCATACATGCCAATGTGATGATCACCGATAAGGTAGCAAGCCATTAAATCGTTATCGGTTTTGACAGGTTTAGGCAGCGGCTTGTGGATTCCTTTTAGCTCATCTTTTAGCCCTTCAGTTAGGTTAGCCACCATCTCTGCTAAGGCTACCTTTTCGGGTTCCTGAATGTGCCACTGTAGCGCGATGGTTCCGTCTTCTTTGTAGGCTGTACTCACCCGCTTGGTTATGAATCCAGGCGCAGTCGGATGGGTTAGATCATCGTTCGGGGAATATCCTCGACCAGCGGCTCGCTTCTTGATTGCCTGAACAGCCTTGTGAATGTTGGCATGATGGCCACCAATCTCTGCAGCTATCTCTCTAAATGACATTCCCTTAGCGGAGAGCTCAACGATTTGTCTCTGGCGCTCCGTTAAACAGAACTCCATGTGGTTCAGTGAAAGGCTCATTCTTCTTCTGGAGCTACAAACATGCTCGAAAAGATATGCTGCGCCACGGTCAACCGACCGATCACTTGCACGATATCTTCGGGATATTGAGAAAAGACGCCAGGGAGGTCTAGCGTGTAACAATCATCATATTCGCAAATGACTATCGCGCCGGATATCTTGCCGGCCTCAGCATCATCTGCTATCTGCCTGAATAACGTCGTAACGTTTTCAGATCTTTTGTCCAATAATGTGACCGTTCCCATCGACCAATCCCTTGTAATGGGCGAGCAGTTCCTTTAGCTCAGGTATGCTTAATTTGCTTTTTTTGTGCGGCCCCTCTAGCCACTCCACGCGCTCTTGTCCGATCTTGTTTAGCAAGTTTGCTCTATAATTCAACAAATTACCACTCATGAAATTATTACATTGGGCGCATTGGGCATGGCAGTTATCCGGCTCGAACCTCAATTCAGGGTGAGCGCCGACTGATCGATAGTGACCCGCGTGTATTACTCCCGTCATTAATCGCTGACAGGATATACAGGGATTTCCTCTATCTCTGGTTCGGATATATTTATTAAATGCGGTCTGTGTTCGACGTAACCAGTAGCCTCTGTCTGATTCCCTAGCCTCCCGTCTTTTTTTGCTAGTCTCAGCCAAAGTCTTTCTTTCTTTTTCCTTCTTCCCCCAAGCCAGGATGCACGCCATTTCGTTGCACGTTTTCTGAAAGGAGGTGAACTTAGGCTCATATTTATCTCCACAGATTTTGCATTTCTTCATAGTGCCGTTTCTTTGGTTTAATTTTAGTCACACGAATACCCTCATTCGTGTGATTGACAAATCATCATTTCTTCTGGGTCCGTTAGCCTGAATCCTAACCCGTTCAAATGCTCCTTGACCATATCGAGGAACTCCGTGTGCTGCTTGACGGTCATCGCCCTGGTGACTGGATAATCCATAGGCTCACGCATGAGAATTAACTTATGCTCATAGCTTAATGGTCTCAAGACTTGATCATAGGCATCTCGATATTCTCTCGAGTCTCGCCTAAGGATAGGGATGCCGAAATGGAGCTTGCAATATGCGCGGTACTCCCATGCTTTCTGATCGCCCTGTGATTCAGCATCTTTCCACCATTGATGCTGCAATCGATTCTGGGCTTTGCTGCGGCTATCTTTGAATTCTCCGATGCTGACCTCAATCGGGTACTCTAGCTCGACTTGATTGATTAGATTTACAAGCTCTTCGATCCCTCGTTCATTCTTCAGGATTATGGATGCTTGATTGCTTGACAGTCTTCTTGCCTTCGATGTCATGCGCTATTCCTCTGATTATTCGATATGCTTTCTCTATCTGATCGAAATATAACGACTCGATCTTATCGCTTTGATCGGTAAGATCCTCCGCGTAGATACTGATTTGAAGCAGCTTCGTTTTGACGCTCGCTGGAATCTTGGACATTCTTTGACCTTTGCAATGCTAGCTTATAACGTCGATATTCCTCGAGCGTTTCTTTCTTCCCCTCTCGACGTTCCTGCTCATATAGATCGATGAAGAATACGTCCTCAATACTCTGATCTCTAATGCGTTGAGGTATATACCCGTCAATTCGCTGGGCTGGTTTCTCCCAGAGTTCACTGACCGATATATCTAACGCTCGACAGACATCTGCGCCGTTCGCTTGGCATGCCATGCAATGAATCAAGATCACTTCTCCTTCGACCTTGATGTGCATGGATGGGTTTTTATCGTTATGAACTGGGCAACACGCGATCCAGCCTCTCCTAGTCTCTTTGACCTTATCTAACTTGCTGACGATATTTTGCAACAATTTTCGCTCTCCTTATGTTTTGATGGGTAATGAATCGTTGAACGTCATCGATTATCGGGTGATTCATATTCGGCTTGATAGCGTTAGGCCACACCCCGAACTTGTCTCGATACTTATGTTTAGCCCAGCCTTCTTTGTATTTCTTGACTTGGCTATACCTTAGAAGATTCCCGTACCAAATCTCTTTGACCGATCTATCTGTCTCTCGATTTTGCCGCTCTAGTTCTTTCAAGACCTGATTATCGGTTTTGATTAGTTGAGCCTTGGGTATCTCATATCCGCAAGCGCAACGAGGTATCTGCATGATCTGATAGCATTCGGGGCAGTTCTGCGTTTCCGGCTCTTTCGGATCCTTGGTCTGATTGCGTTCGTTGTATTTCTTTTTTCCATCGTCCAACTGGCTAGGCGTTACATCCTCGGCGAATCCATTTCTCGGAACATTCCCTGCATGATCTAGGACTATAGCGTATTCCTTGTCAGGGTGGATCCTTAATATGCGACCAACTCGCTGAACGTAAGTGATGAGCGATTTCGTAGGGTAGGCGTCTATCATGCATCGAACAGATGGCGCGTCATAACCAGTATTGAGCAACCTCGAGCATGACAGGATTTTAAATCTACCCTCGTCGTGAGCCTGATAGATTAATTGCCGTTCTCGGTCTTCCATATAGCCGTCGATATGTTCTGCGGGTATCCCTGCCTCCTTGAACATCCTGACTAGGGTTTTGGAATGATTGATCGATGGCGTGAAGGCTATGGTCTGTGAGTTCTCGCCGTATCGTTTCCAGTTCTCTATGATGTCGCCAGCTAGTCGAACGTCCTTCTCGATCCGCTCACTTAATTCTCTCGGATCATAGTCAGAGCCGCCAGTCTTGAGTGCTTTCTTCTTGATGCCTTTTAGATTCGCTGATCTGCCGCCGTAGTATTTGACCTTCGATAGATACCCTAGATCCATCAAGGTATTCGATGTGATCGGTACGATTAAGTCTTGATAGAACTCGCCTAATCCTTTAGCGAATGGCGTCGCACTTAGCCCGATGAAAATAGCGTCTTTATAATAGGCCATCATCCTAGTGATGGTCTTATAGTGCGTGTGCGCCTCGTCTACTATGATCAAATCTGCCTCTGGCCATAGTCTCCGTCGAGCGATGGTCTGAACGCTAACGATCTGGGTCTTTGAGTACCACTTCGAGAGCGGATTGTCATAGCCCTGGACCACGCCAAAGTCGATTCCCTGTTTAGCGAATTCTTCGATTGATTGCTGAACTAGCTTGATTCGGTCGCAGAGGAAGATTCCTCGTTGGCCGTTCTTCGCTGCTCGATGTAATAACTCAACTGCTACCCTTGTCTTCCCGAAGGAGCAAGGCGCTGCGAGCATGATTCTAGTATTGCCTTTGCTGATTGATTGATCGATCTGATCGATTGCCTTTTGCTGATGAGGTCTCAAGTCCATTACATATTTTTCCTTATGATTTCTTTTCCATCCATTGAGAAGATGATCCTACCTTCTCTGCCGCAGCCGTTACAGACTAAATGAGTGAGGATTACTGGAACTTCGATCTCCGTCCGCTCTGACCATTCCTGAGCCTTCTGCTTGGTCTTTATCATCCGGCTGGTGCTTTCGATCTCTGCTCCGCATTTGCATTGCATTTTTGTACCCTCATTTTTTTTAGACATAGCTCCACTTTTTCCCTGTTGCATCCCCCTACCGTATCGAACGCGACTCGACTTAGGTAGCTCATGGGGAACATCCGAAGATGCGGTACTCATGGGCTTTCGCTTTCCCAGTAAGGCGCAACCCTTACTAAATCCCGCTTGGGATCTGCTGCAATTCAAGGACGTGAATCGGGTCAAGTGGTCAGACCTACAACGTGCTCACGGATTAGCGCTATCTGCAATGCTGGCACGCTTCTGCCAGACGCATGATCAACGGGCTTGAAGGGATTTGATACGAGGTGGTATGATAACGTCCGTGTCGGTTTGCGCACGGTTCTTCTTTACCCAGTTCAAATCGGCCTTCAGGGGTTGGCAGCCCCGCCGACACGCTTATTAAATACCATCTGATGGTAAAAAAAAAGCCTTTTATTTTGTTTTTTGGCTTGCTATTCTTTTCGAGTCTTCTTGCTGATGACACCTAGTCTCCTTGAGACCCCTTGGGCCCACTCCGGTGGGCCTTTCTAATTGCCCTCCTTGTAGACCGTCTTCTGACGCATGATCAGAACTTCCTTGATGTTCAACTCGTCATCGGTCTGCACATAGCACGTATTCACTAGCGACCAGTGACGGACACGCTGGCGGCTGACTCCGATCTTGTTAGCGAATGAATTCATGTTCATTCCTGACTGATCCAGGAAATCGGTTAGGGTTAGTGTTTTCATATAGCTCTCCTCGGCGCATATTCTACCTCACAAAATAACGAAAAAAAAGGTTTTACATTAGGCAAGACATCGATAATAATTAACCTATCAGCAAAGGAGATAATCGATGGACGATGATATTCAGTATCAACCCTGGTACTTAGTTTGGAGCCAATACCAAGCGCTGCAAACGACTAAGCTAATGTTCGACATAGACGCTGCTCGAGCGCGTAATGCTGTTCGAGCTTACCTCGTACATTTCTATCCTGAGTTCTTCGCTTGGATCGAGTGGGACAAATACGATCTGATGGGCGAAGGTGATGGTATCGTCGATGAATTCATTGAAGCACATTATCCAGACGGATTACCCGAAGGCTTCGACTTTAAGTACGAAGACACTCGAAGGATCTGGAGAAAAATCTGTGGGGGCTATCATGTTAATTGATAACCTGCTATGCCTTCACGGTGCCTCATCACGACTGTGGCGCTTCGTTACTCTCAACGGAGTTAAACTAAGTGATAAGGACAAACTAGAACTCGATGACATGGCAACACGAATCGAGGCAATCGTTAAATCAGCAGAGGATAAAAAAAATGAGTATTTGGCAAACACTAAGCGCAATTGATGTCAGCGAGCATATCGAAACCAAAGGAGATAAGGTCAAGCTTAAATACCTGAGTTGGACGTGGGCATGGGCTACCCTCATGGATCATTACCCATACTCAGAAGTCGATTTCCACGACAACGAAACGCACGCCGATGGCACGATGACGGTTCACTGTACCGTTACGATCCCTTGGGAGAATGATGTCAAGAGTCACTCAATGTGGCTTCCCGTCATGGATCATCGCAATAAAGCGATCCCGAACCCTGATGCACGAGCGATCAGTGATGCGAAGATGCGTTGCATGGTCAAGTGCCTAGCCCTCTTCGGATTAGGTCATTACATTTATGCTGGTGAAGACCTACCCTCGGCAGATAAAGATTCGCAAAAGTCAATCACACGAAACGTGGATTTGTGTGACCAAAAACAACGCGATGAAATCAAGATGCACATAGAGAATAAGAATCGAGATCTCGATAAGTTCCTGAAGCATTTTAAGATCCAATCGCTCGATCAGATGACCACGACGATGTACGAACAAGCGCTCGCTTTAATGAACATCAAGAAAAATCATGAAATCGAAGCATGGATCGAAGAGTACAATGAAGCCGATCAGGTGAACGCATGATTATCCATGACTGCGAACAAGGCACCGAGGAGTGGTTGACGCTACGCCTCGGCATGCCGACTGCTTCGAACTTCGCTGATATCTATTCGGCTACTGGCAAGCCATCAACCCGCGCTCAAGAATATATGTATAAGCTAGTCGCTGAGTCGCTAGCCGGTGAGCCAGTCGATGTCTATAAGAATGAATGGATGCAGCGAGGCAATGACCTAGAACCAGATGCTGTAAGTGCTTACGAGTTCATCAATGGCGTAGAGACTGAAGTGCTTGGATTCGTGACCAACGATGAGAAGACTATCGGATGCTCGCCAGACCGGATGCACCTCGAGATCAAGTGTCCAATGGCTAAAACTCACGTCAAGTATTTAGACGAAGGGAAATGCCCTTCCGTCTATTATCCGCAGGTCCAAGGTTGTATTTGGCTATGCGAAACCGACCGATGGGATTTTATGTCCTATCATCCCAAGATGCCTCCGCTTATCTGTACCGTCTTCAGGGACGATACCTATATCAAGGGGCTAGAAAATGCACTCTCAACCTTCCTCGATAAGATGGAACAAATGAAAAAAAAGATTGGAGAAAAGAATGTCTATTAGTGTCACCGGAAAATTAAATCAAGATGCGCGTCAATTTGAGGCAGGGGAGGCCACCGGCTTCTCGATTAGGCTAGGGGCTAAGTTCTACGATTCGAAGACTAAAGAAACCCAGTGGACGAATTACGAAGCAGCGTTCTTCCTACGTAACGAGGGGCAGGTCAACTATCACCGCGATACACTCGTCAAAGGGGCTATCGTAGAGGTCAGCGGCTCAGGGCTTAGGATTAACCAGTACGATGGTCAAAATGGCCCTCAAATAAGCCTAGCGATCCTTGACCCAAGGCTAGGGTTTACTATGAGACCTTCTGAAGCAGAGGATAATATACCCTTTTAGTTATAAGGATAAAATTATGAGCGATCCCAAATATCCAATAGTTAATGGGAAAATGAATCATATTGATGGTTATACATTACCCGAGGATGAGCCGACAATGGTCTTTCGAGGTAAAGATATAGGTTCATTATCTGCTATTTCGGAATACATTGAGATGCTAGAAGATCAGCCACAAAATGCCACTATCGTAAGTCATCGCGCTAGCTCGTTAGAGCGTCTACAAGCGTTTTATGATTATCAAGTAAAAAACCCAGACCTACAAAGCGTAGGATGCTCAAGGAGATCACATGAAGGAGGAGCAGCTTTTCTGCTTCGAGCTAAAAAAGTTTTATCCAATAACGCTGAATGGCTTGAAGAATTCAAAGATAAAATATAGCTCATAGTAAGGGAGGCTAGTCAGGACTCGCACCTGATCGGGGTAGTGGAGAGATGAGGGGAACCCCGAGACCTATGTCCTAGCCTTTAAGTCGTAGCATCTGGCGTATCACCAGAACCGTTAATGAATCGACCGGAGTTCCCGTCAGTGTAGATATTCACGACAGCTCCGGTTTTCGTTATACCCTTACCAGCAGCACCGCCAGCGGAATCACCATTAGATCCAGCCGTCCCCCAATTACCACCAGCACCTGCACCTGCACCTCCAGCAGCGCCACCATTGCCCGAAGTATCGCCAGGATCGCCTGATGTGCCAGATGTTCCAGGGCTAGCTGCGAACCCACCAGCACCACCGCCGCCAGGGATATTACCTGCACCACCGCCACCACCATCGCCGCCTATTGCATCGGAAGCAGAACTACCGCCTGAGAACCCATCTTCACCGCCGCCGCCACCACCAGGGGCTTTCAATGTGCCGACTGAAGTATACGAATCGATTGTGCCGCCGAGATATATATCTGTATCGATACCCTGTGCGGCATATACCGTACCACCATCACCACCGATATCGCCTGGGAAGCCTACACAAGTCTCGGATTCGCCATCGTATACAGACGCGCCCCCTTCGCCGCCAGGACCACCAGCAGCCTGTAGATCCGCGTTATTAATCAAAATTAATTTAATCGTAGAGCCAGCAGTGAATCCACCGGCAATGATCGCTGGTATGAGATGAGAACTCGAGCTAATAGATGCCCCGTCTATAACGATAGTCACATTGACTACGCCGGAAGGTCCACCGACGAATGTATGCAGATTGAGATTGTTGCTATTCTGGTCAATCGTGAAGACCGTACCATCTGCGAACGCTGGCTCATACGTTAGAGCCTTAGTGCGATACTTTCGACCTATATTGTAGATCGGCTGGACCGACGTGATTTGTGCTCGAACAGATTTAGGTCTACCGTCAAACCCTTGTTTATCATTCGTTAGAATGTCAACGATATCGCCGGTCGAATAGTTTAGGAATCGCTCTTCGGTCTCCCAGGTATATTCCTCGGGAGTGAACCCGAATCGTGCCGTAGTACGCTGCACAAGCAACGCAGCAGCATTCTGACCTAGGATCGGAGAGTTCTTGAATTCCTTAGTCTTCGGCTCGCCAAATAAACCTACTCCCTCGGGTATTGAATTGATATTTAATGAGAGTGCTCGATAGTTCTCAACGTCATCGTTCTTAACCTTGAACGGCTTGTCGTAGTAAATGAACGCTCGGCTATATCTTAAATTCTCTTTCGGTATCGTTCGGAATGTATCTCGATTGATCTGCTTACCTTCCTCAACCGTTGCACCTGACTCTTGCCATACGCTGATCGCAGCCATCTTGACCTTTAGGGCTACGGGGTCATACCACATATCTAGAAGAAAATCGGTACAGACTTTCTGCACGACTTCCTGAGATGATGTTGGCTCGTGCCAGATCATGTCGGTCTTATCGCTCGGGTGCCATTCAGCGATTTCTAACAACCAATTCGAGTAATCTAAATCACCCGATGCGAATCCTGCATCCTCCATAACGTATTTCAAAAAGTCAGCGATATTCTGATTGTCCGAGGTATAGCAGATCTGGACATCATCGCCAGTATCGTGATCGTCTTTGGTAGTTCGAGAGATCGTGTTTGTGAATACGATATTAGATCCTCGAGTCGCTACCGTGAGCTCCGCTGTCGCTGTCTGGTTATTACTAACCGCCGTGACCTTCATAAACTCGTCACCGACTCTTATCACGTAAGGCGTGCTGATTTGGTTCCAATCGGTTGATGAGTCTACGGGGATCGCTGTATCGGTATCGTTGATCGCAGCCCGTAGAGTGCCGCCGGTAGGCTTAGGGAACTGTGCCTTATCGAAGTCCAGCTTGCTCATAAGGTCTTTACAGTTCAGCGTCCACGTACCGTTCGCGTTCTGCGTAAACGATTCGACGTAATACTTTCGGACCTCCGCATCAGAATCAGCATAGATATTATCTGAAAGAACGTGATGCTGATGGATCTCAACGACCTTATTGATAAGGACATTACGAGCATCAAGCTTGCCGAAATAAGTCCCCAGGTAAGTCTTAGTGACTGGCCCAGGATCGCCGACGAAATCTCTCATCACGATCTTTGCTGAACCTTGTATAGATAGACCCTTTCCAGGCTGTAGCTCGGTTACGGTTTCCGTGATGTTTAGAATTACAGGATGAATCGGATCGGTGATCTCGATTATATCTGCCGGCATTCCAGAGCTAGATGGCGGTCTACCATAGTTCAGAGGCACGTTCTCGGTGGCGAAGTAATAATCCTTGGTCCCCGAGGTATAGGTTTCATCACAGGTCAGTGGCGTATAGTAGCCCGTATCATTCTGAACCTTAAATTCGTATCCTGCGGAAGTCAGAAATCTCTTGCCGTTAGATGTATAGAAGTTAAAGAATTCGCCTTCGTATTCTGCGAGCGTACAGGTATCGCCAGAGCTAAACGCGGGCAGGGTCAATTTGACCACCGCGAAGTGCTCTTGATTTAGTGCTAGGGCATTAGCAGCGAACGACATTTAGTAACCTGTGTATGTCTTAAAGGTTAGCTGTAGGTTATTCAGTTGCCTCGTATCAGGATGAGCGGCTGGTGGTAAGAACTGAGCATCAAAACATAATGACGATGATTGTGGCTGCTCCGGTAGTACACTGCCATCATTTTCTTTCATAAAGAAGAACCCATCATCGTAGACATGATCTAAGAAATCCCCAAACGGAGTCCCTGAATCGAATGGGCTAGACCCTAGGTTTGATCTCTTGATGTTATTTAACGTTAGTGTTCCAGGTCGAGCGATCCTTTGCTTGACATAAGCAACCGGCGCAGCTGATTCATTAACCTGCGTTCGAACCTTCTCACTACGGGTCATCCAGTTTCGCAAGAATCCGGCTTGCTCTTGTTCTTGACCGCCTAGACTCCAAACTTGACCGGCTGCTACTAATCCAATGGTGACGATATCACTATTGCTACTGAGCTTTTGAAACTGAATCTTGACGCTGCTGGTCACGTTCGTAGCGTCGAACGTACACATAATGACCGAATTCCTTCGATCAGCCTCGCAGCTAACGGTATCTTTCACGCTCCCATCGATATAGACATTGAAAGATCCACTTAGACTGCCTACGTTACTACCAGCAATCGCTATATATTCGCAAACGAAGCTGCTAGCAAAATTGTATTGAATGAAGAGACTAGACCCTGTTCCCGCACTAGAGTACGCGGTACTGAAGTCAGCGGTCGTGGTTTTGGTTACATCATCGCCACTATCATCGCCGGTGACCGTAATCGAATCATAATCAGGAATCTTATTGTTACGAGATATCTTCACCCGCCTGCTCCTTGGATCCTTCCTTTCTTGATCCCGTCATTAATCCATTCTGCTAACGCTTCGCCGATGCTATCCCCAGGTGGCGCGGATATGGTAATCATTTGACTGGTCGCTCCAGTACCTCCGGCAATATCAGCTCTGAATGTAGCGGTTTCCGGCTCTATCTCTCTGGTCGCAATAGTTGGTCCTGCCCCGCCACCGGCTCCTCCTGCTCCACCGGCTCCGGTATCTAATCCACCACCACCTCCAGTGCCTAGACTTCGAACCTTATTCGCAAGCGCAGCACCACCGGCTAGGATCGCTCCGGCAATCGGTATCCCTGGCAAGCCTAGTTGAGAGATGACCTTCTCTGCACCTTCGGCAGCATACGCCAAGATCGAGGTCGCAGCTTTGTCCTTCGTAAACTGAACGGCACTCTCACCGATAGCCATATCCTCTTTGGCGAATTTCTTAGATATACCTAGCAACTCTTTGGTGTGCTTTGATTTTAGACGCTCGGCTTCTTTGGCTTCTTTGTCCTCTTTTTTCTTCTTATCTTTAGCAGCTTTCTCTGGATCTTCTTTGAGCTCTACCTTTTCGCCAGCCTCAATCTCAGCAATCTGTTCTTGTTTTTGCTGGGCAATAGCGACCTCAGCATCAGCCGCTTCTTGTACTTTCTCTAATCTTTTCTCTCGAGCATCATCAAAGACTTGCTCAACTGCGGTAGAAACATCACCAGCGAATTCCGCTACACCAGCCGCCGTTTCACTAATCGTCTCGGTGATCGCATCAGCGGCTTCTTTTACAACGTCTGGGACCGATCCACCAACGGCCTCGCTAACGTCCTCAACGATTCCGCTTACCCCGTCAGAGATATAATCCCAGACCCCCGATAGGGTGCTTGCTGCACTCTCTACAGCTTCCGCTGCGAGATCTACGTATTGCGTAAACGAGTCTCTGATAATACTAGCTAACTCATTAAAGAACTCGCCGGTCTGCTTGATAATCGGCTGCAAGCTAGTCAACGTGTTCGCTAATGTATTAATGGCCTCGGCAGTGCCACTAGATAGACCAGCCGCCTTATCAAACTCTCCTACAAGCACGAGGAGGTTGTTTGAGAGCTTTTCGCTTGCCTGTCCTACGGTTACCTGGGCTCTACTAAAGTCGGTCTCTATGACCCCTGAGTAAGCCTGGAGCGATTTGATTAAGACCTCGGAGGTTATCTTTCCCTCTGCCGCAAGGTCTCTTAGCTCGCCCCTAGATTTGCCAGTGGCGGCTGCTACGGCTTCAAGAATGATAGGGGCTTGCTCGGATACTGAGTTGAACTCGTCACCCCTTAAAGCACCCGATGCAAGACCTTGAGATAACTGCGTTATCGCAGCAGCGGCTTCCTCAGCAGTCGCACCAGATACCGCAAACGATTTATTGATCGTTTCAGTAAGGTTGAAAAGTTCCTGATTGCTTAACCCTAGATCTTCGGTGCTACGCTTCAATCGGGTGTATAGAGTAGTCGTAGATTCGAGTGATGTTCGAGATTCATTTGAGACCTCGAGCAAGTTCCGAGTGACATCAGTTAAGTTCTGGGTCGGATCGAGTACGGTCCTGATCTTGTTTTGAAGATTAGTATATTGCTCGCCATAATCGACGATCTGCTTGACTGCGAAGGCACCACCGGCAGCAACCGCGAACGCTTTGAATGATGGCAGGGATACCCCCACCATATCCTCAATCTTGCCTTTAAGACCACCGACAGCCTTGCCGCCTTTATTAGCGCCTTGCTGGGTCTTGTCCATAGCATCTTTGATAGCACGGTTATAATCGTCTACCTTCGCACTCAGCTCGACTACTAATTCTTCAACTTGTGCCATACGTCCTATTCCAGAACCGTTCTCTTTCTACGAGCATCTTCCGACTAATCGGTTTCTTTTTAGGTAGCTCGAACATCCCTAATAATTGCATCACTAGACTTAATGGCATCTCCCAGAATTCGCTGATGCTAAATTTATGATTATCGACAATCGATAACATAATCTTCTGGATGTCTAGCGTCTGTTCGGCAGTCTCTTTCTTCTGGATGAAGGTCTCGAATTCGTCCTCGGCGAGTTCTGCCATCACTGCTTTTTTGCGTTATCGACTACTCCTAGCGTTGCAAATATAACTAAATTAGCGAACTTGACCGGATATGATTCAATGATCTTATCCTCTTCAACCTTCATCAATGGCCCCTCGTATAGAACGGCCTCTTGTATCTCTTCGAAGGTTACGGTCTTATCCATCTCTTTTGCGGCAAGGAAAAATAACCAAGCCGCATCAAACATGCTAACCGCTTCTGTCATCACCTGAGATTGATCGAATGGATCTAGCCCTGTCGTTTTCCGTAGGGCGTTCATTGCCCTAATCGAGACCTGCATATAATCGTGCTGCGTTTCACTTTGGAACTTAGCGATCACGTTCATATTGATCTTCATCGGGTAGACTTTATCGTACAAGGTGATGTCGATTTCACCGTTGTATTGATTAGCCGCCATTCTGATCTCCGGTTTCTTTCTCCTCTTTCTTCTCTTCTTCCTTCGGTTGTAGCTCGTTCCGTAGACTATTTACATAAGCTTGCTCGAGCGTCACCAGATCATTCAAGGTGATTCGTAGCGTTGCCTTCTGACTGTAAATTTCTCTTAATCGAACTGCTTTTTCTTGTTGCTCAGGCGTTAGATCTTCTAACTTATATTGCTTCCCATCGATGCTAAAATCGCTCATTGCTCTCTCCGTTTAATCCCAAAACTTCACGTTTTCATTTACCATAACCGGCTCACACCAAGCCGATATCTGATACTGTTTATCTGGTGTGTCGCCTAGCTCAATCGCCTTAGCGAACCATGAGCACCGTTTGATATCCCTAAAGTACATCAGATCGGTATCTCTCAGTTCTCCAGCCACCATAACTTTCAGAATGAAGGCCATAATCATCTGAATCTAGCCCAAGCCCACACTGCTGCCATGATAACAGCTATGCCGAAAATCCCCCACAATAATATGGTGCCGGCTAACTGTAACGCTTCTCTGCGCTGCTTCCTTTTTAGCCTTAGCTTAGCAACCTCCTTCTCATGCGCTAATCGGCTTTCTTCCATTCTCCGTTTGATGCTTGTATAGAGATCGCCCTGGCCCTGAAGCAAACATATATCTTGCAGTTGACGATCGAAGTTAGCTAGCTGCCTAGTGACACTTTCTAACTGAAGCGCCTCCTTGTAGGACATAACGCCAGCGCCTTTCTTCTCGGCCTCTTGCGTTTTCTCGGTAGCTTCTGCCCATCGACCTACTACAGCTGACAAATCTCCTGCATGACCAGCCGATTCTTTTAATGAGTTGATCGCTCCATTAACAGCTTGAACTGCGGCTATCGCAGCACTAATCTCTGCTATCACTTTTCCCTACCCAGCCTTGAACAGTATCCGATTCCCATATCCTTAATGAGAGCCATACTATTGTCAGCAGGGCGGTCACATCGGGAAGCCAGCCAACAATACTTGCGATCCCGCCTGAAACCGCAATTCCATCCACTATTGTCTTAGCTTCCTCTTGCATTACAATTCCCCTCTTATTTCTTTGAAGCATGACCAATGTTGACTGCTAATAGGTCAACAAATTGCTTCATCTTAGCTACAATCTTGTCATCCTTGTCCGTAGGCGTCATAGCACTAACAACGGATGCCAAAGTTACGGTAGCAGTTAGCCAGTTAAAGATGTCCCATACTATTTCCATTACCAAGGCACTCCTGAACCAGATACAGGGTTCTTCTGTGATTCGATGTTAGCCGCCAGAGAAGCCTCAGTAGCGTCCTTGTCCACACCGTTGTCCCAGCACCACTGGAGGCAATCAGCTTCCGTGAGGCTGTCATAAGCCACAAAGGAAGGATCTGAAGGGTCTGGTGAAAACCCACAAGTGCCGTAGGATGATGCGGAGTAGTCTCCGTCTGCTGCGGTGCAGCGCCAGTGGGCAACAGTTACGCCACCGTCTGCAAGAGTTCTTTCAAGGGTTCCGATGGTCCAGTTCATATTAAACTCCTTGTGAAGCTACGTGTGCTGCGTAAGCGTCTTTGCAAGCCTGTGTAAATACGGTGGTGCAGATAGCAGATACATCAGCATCTTCTGCGCTTAGGTCAGCATCAGGCATTACAACGTGGCGGTGGAATGACCGTGAAATCTCAACATCGTCCCGTTTGATAACTGTTGCTGTTCTTACTTGAACGCATGACCAAGCGCCTTGACTGACTACCTCAATCTTGTCGTTCAATGTTTCTTCTGTTAAAGCCATTTTTATCTCCTTTGGTTGGACTGTCTGCGCCTAGAATCCACTAGGCGTATTGTTGTTATGTAAAGTATGTTGCAGTGAAATACAGATAATTATAAGCAGTTCCTGCGGTACTTAAATCTGTTTCATCCAGTGTTGTAGAGCCGGTTGCGTTTGTGGCTTGTTTTCTTAAATTAATTTCACTGCCTGACACATAACCTAGCAAGTTTGGCATATCACTACCAAAACGCATCGCAAAAGTCGGATAAAAACCACCGCCAGTTCCAGTTGAAGAAAAAGGCAAGCCGCCTATTTTTATCAGCCCGCTTAAAGTGTTCCTGTCTGCTTGCAACTCTGCAATTACAGTTACTTTATTTCCCACTTTTGTGTATGAACCTGTTTGA